GTCGAGCAGTACCAGGCGGGCATCGTCACGCTGAACGAGGCGCGGGCGGCGCTTGGTCTCGACCCGGTTGATCGTGGCGACCTGCGGCGGGTTCCGATCAACGTCGTCGAGGTCAATCCAGACGGGGCGCAGGCTCTGGACGCGCCTGAGACCGAGGAAATCAAGCAGCTCGGCGCCGGTCGACTGGCCGATGAGGTGCTGAAGGAGCGTGCGCTTCCTCGGTCTCAGGCGCTCGGCGACAGGCTGAACGCGGAGCGCGAGCAGCTGACCGATGGCGTCGAGAAGGCGATGCAGCGGTACTTCGCGCAGCTCCGGTCGCGCGTCGCCGGCGTGCTTGGCCGTCAAATGTCTCGCGCCACGGATCGCGGCAAGATTGCGCCAGACGAGGTCACGGTCGAGATGCTGTTCCCGGCCGGCTCGCAGAATGAGCTCGCGCGCGTGCTCGGCGGCGAGTACGAAAAGATCATCAAGGCGACCTGGCAGACCATCGCGGCATCAGGCGTTGCCGGCGTCATCGAGTGGAGCGACAACCTGCCGATCGTGCGGCAGCTGGTCGGGATTGCCGAGAACGCTGCCGCCGAGATTGACGGCGTGACGCGCAGCGCGGTCTCGAAGGCGATCGAGATGGGCATCGAGCGCGGCTACACCATCGAGGAAGTGGCGCGCGGCGTTCCGGCCGAGGGCTATCCAGGCGTCAACAGTCTCGTCGAGGAAACCTACCGAAACCGGGCGCGCACCATCGCTCGCACCGAGGTCATGCGCGCGCAGAACGCGACCGCCATCGGCTACTACCGCTCGCAGGGCATCGGCTACATGCGGGCATACGACCCGGACGGCGACCCGAATGACAACTACATCGGCACGGATGGCCGGACGTGCTCGCAGCGTAATCGGCAAATCTACACGTCCGACGACGCGAATCTCGTATATTCGCATCCTAACTGCCGGCTGACCTGGACGCCGATCTCGCTGACGCAGGCCGAGGAAATGGGGCTCGGCAGCGAGCAGCGGTCTGCGGTCGTCACCATCACGAAGATTGCTCCGCCAGAGTACATCCGCAGCAACGCGCGGCGTGGTCTCGACTGGTACGACCAGGGGCGTGGCGGCTCCGGTCTCGTCGAGCGGACGATCCGCGAGGCGCGCGATATGGCCGGCGGCTATGTCAGCGAGGACAAGGTCGTCCGTATGTCGGCATGGTTCGCGCGGCACCGCGTCGACCTCGACTCGGCTGCGAACAGCGACCAGAACGCCGACGGCTGGCCTGGGCCGGGCGCGGTCGCGTGGGCATTGTGGGGCGGCGACCCGCTGAATCCTGATCAGGCTGTCGCATGGGCGCAGCGCCAATCGGAAAGGCTCCAAAGCTAATGGAACGCAAGAACGCGCTGCTGTCGCAGGTCAAGGTCATCGACGAGTCGCAGGGCATCGTCGAGGCGTTCACTAACACGATGGGTGCTATCGACCTCGACGGCGACATCATCGAGCCGTATGCGTTCGACCAGAGCATCTACGCGAACCTGCCAATCCCGGCGCTGGTCGGGCACGACCCGAATCAGGTCGTCGGCAAGGTGGTCGACGCGCGTCCGGTTGAGATGGGCGACGGCACCGCGAAGCTCTGGACGCGTATCCAGTTCAACATGGACACGCAGGCCGGCCGCGACGCCTTCTCGAACGTGAAGGGCGGATACGTCCGCGAGTGGTCGGTCGGGTTCAACATTCCCGCAGGAGCGCTCCGCACCGTCCGCGAGGCCGGCAAGACCGTTCGGCGCATCGCTAATCTTGATTGGGTTGAGGTATCGAGCGTGCTGCGCGGCGCCTCGCCTGGCACTGGTACCATCGCGGCGAAGGCTGCTGGCGCTGGTGCACGCAAGGAGGCGCTCCCTCCGCACGAGACCGCTACCGACGACTCGCCGTGGGATGGGCCGGCTGCTGAGGCTCGGCTGCCGCTCGGCGACGGCATGGCATACGAGGACGCCTTCGCCTACATCGACGATGGCGCTGACCCTGACCTGAAGGGTTCGTATCGCTTCATTCACCATGAGGTCTCCGCCGATGGCAACGTCGGCGCTGCCAACACTCGCGCGTGCGTAACCGGCATCGCTGTCCTGAACGGCGCGCGCGGTGGAACAACGATCCCGGATGCGGACATCGAGGGCGTCTACGCGCATCTCGCCTCGCATCTCCGGGATGCAGGACTCGAGCCGCCTGAGCTCAGGTCTGCCACGACGTCAGTCACCGCCTCGGCCGCTGACGTCGCCGCTGACCTGGCGACAATCCGACTCGAGCTCGCTCGGCTGCTGTTGGCCGAGAGCAACTAAGCAAACGCACAGGAAAGGTTCCCGATAATGGCTTCTCAGGTTGAGAAGATGCGCGAGAAGGCCGAGGGCCTCATCGCTCAGGCCGAGGCCGCGATCCAGGCTGGCGAGATCGCTAAGGGCCGCAAGATGATCGAGGACGCTCAGGCGCTCGCGTCTGAGGCGAAGGACGCGCAGGACGCGATCGACCAGGTGAAGTTCCTCAAAGGCGAGTTCAACCGCCCGACGAACGACGTGCCGGTCGTGACCGCCGAGCGTGAGATGGACGCGCTGAACGTGAAGCGCTCCGACGGCACCTACCGCTCGCACACGGACAGCAACTACGTTCCGTCCGGCTACATCAAGGGCCTGTCGCCTGCGATTCAGCCGGTCTGGGTTCGCGAGAAGATGGGCGCCAACCTGAAGGCCGAGGCGGACTTCTACGCCGAGACCTTCAAGCGCTGGTTTGGCGACCGCTCGGTCAACGCCAGCAACTTCTGGCGCACGGCTAACGCCGCCGAGATCAAGGCGATGCAGGAGAACACCGACAACGAGGGTGGTTACTTCGTGCCGGAGGACTACCGGGCGAACGTGATCCACAATCCCGGCGTCCCTGGTGGTCTGCACCGCCCGTACTGCACCGTCGTGACGACTGGCCTGAAGGACGGCTACTTCCCGACCTTCGGCTCGATGACGTGGGCGGCGATCGCTGAGGAGGCCAGCTACGGCGACAACACGCCGACCGTTGGTCAGGTCTCGTTCACCGTTCGCAAGAGCGGCGGCACCGTGAAGGTCTCCGCCGAGCTGCTTGAGGACGCGCAGGCTAACCTGCCGGCGCTGCTCGCGCAGATCGCGTCTGAGGCTGCCGGTCGCTACGAGGACCAGCAGATCATCGAGGGCGACGGCACGACCGAGCCGGAGGGCATCCGCACTTCGGCGACGGATGGTCCGGCGACGGCGGCGAACAACGCCGTGACCGTGGCCGACTTCCTCAACTGGTACTTCGACCTGCCGGCGCAGTTCCGCACGAACGCCGCGATCTCGACCTCGTCGAGCTTCCTCGGCTACCTGGCGGGCGTTGGCACGACGGCGGCTGGTGTGCACCTGCTCTCGTCCCTGCGCGAGAACCCCGAAGGCCCGATCGCTGGCAAGGCGGTTGTCGCGTTCGACGGTACTGGTTGGGACAACGGCGCGGCGATTGGCGCGTCCGAGGAGCTCGGCTGCATCGGCGACTGGCGAAACTACTACCTGATCGACCGCGTGGGCATGAGCGTCACTCGTGACGACTCGGTCTACCGCGCAAACGACCAGGTCGGGTTCTTCATGCGTAAGCGTGGCGACGGTCGCGTCGGTCTGGCGGACGCCTTCCGTATCTTCAAGGTCAAGGCGTAAGCATCTAGCAAGCCGGCCGGCCGGTAACACGGTCGGCCGGCTTACCGAAAGGAACGAATCATGCCGATGTTCCGTCAGGGCTCGGTCGGCGCGACTCCGGTCATCGCGGTTCCTCCGCTGGCCGCTGCGCGTGCTGGCACGGTCAATCCGGCCGGTGGCCTGTCTGCTTCCATCGATGGCACCAACTACAAGAGCGGCACGCTGGTCGTCTACGTCGGAAATATGACCGCGACGACCGGCTCCTGCACCGCGAAGGTGCAGGCTAGCGCTACGAGTGGCGGCACCTATGCCGACATCACCGGCGCCGCTGTTGCTGGCTTCGGGCCGTCTGACGACAACACCGTCCAGTATGTCGACTTCGACTTTCCGGACGGCAAGCCGTTCGTCCAGGTCGTCCTGACGTCTGGTGCTGCGACCGACGTCACATCGGCGATGGTTGTCCTGCGCGGGCACATGAGGGTTTAGTAATGCCGACATACCGTTGCACCGCTTCCCGGCGCATCGCTGACACCAGCTACAAGGCGGGGCAGGAGTACCAGCTCGACGTGGAGCTGGTGCAGCGGTATCCGGGTTACTTCACGCCGACGTCGCAGCAGGCCGCTCCGGTGGCCGCTACGGCGTTGGAATACGACGACTCGGCCGAGGCTGCGGTCGAATCCGTGGAGGGCGCAGAATCGGCTCCTGCAGCGTCTAAGCGCAGGCGTCGGTTCTAGTGGCAGACGTGGGCGTACCCCTCCCGCTCCGTCTCGCTGACCTGCTCGCCGGCGTTACCCTCCAGCGCCGGCGAGCAGGAAAGCAACGCAAGCGGTGGGCGATTCCCGGCGTTCGTGACGAGGAAAAGATGCTCAGGGCAGAGGTGACGAAGTGACAGCGTTCCACGTCTACCATTCCTACGCCGACCTCGACACGTTCCGGGCATACCTGGCCGGCTCCGCATACTCTGGCGGCTGGTCGGCTGACAGCGACGTCATGCTCAAGATTCTTGAGCACGCCTCGCGCATGATTGACGACTACGTCGGCGATGGCACGTTCGGGCCGACCGTCGAGACGAGGCTATATGACCTGGGCTCCGGCGACCTGCGCTACGACCCGCGCTACTACATGCGCGACGTCGGCATCGCGACGTCTGAATACCGCGCGGCCGTCGTGCCGCTCGACCGCTGGCTCATCTCCGCGACGACGGTCACGGCATACGCTGACTCGGCGCGCACGACCAGCGAGACGCTGACGTCTGGCCTGTCGAACGACTACATCCTCGAGCCGTACAACAACATCCCGAAGTTCCGGCTCAAGCTCACCGAGAACACGACGAAGGCGCTCGGAGCCGGTCAGCAGGTGCTCTCGATTGCCGGCACCTGGGGATGGGAAGAACGGTCGCACACGAACGGCGCGCTCGACGGAGCCGTGAGCTCGACCACGAGCACCAGCATCGTCGTCACACTGGTCGGCACGCTGGCTCCTGGCGTCACCATCAAGGTCGACAGCGAGCAGATGTACGTGACGGCGGTCTCCAGCAACAACAAGACGCTGACCGTCATCCGTGGCGTGAACGGCACGACGGCTGCAACGCACCTAACCGCGACGACCATTTACCACATCGAATATCCGAACGACGTGCAAATCGCCTGCATGGAGATTGCGCGCACGCAATACCGCGACCGCGATATGGGCATCGTCGAGACGGTGGGGACGACGGAGCAGAACATCACCACCAGGAGCGCGAAGCAAATCGCTGACACGCTGGCGACGCTGAATCACTACCGGACATACATGCACGCCGGCGGGCTGGTGTTCTAGTGACGACGATTACCGTCTCCGGGCCGCTGTTCGCGCCGAACGTCTCAGGGCGCATCAAAGACGCCGTCCGCGCGGGCATGTTCGACGTTTCCGCCGAGATCAGCACCGACGTGCAAGATCAGCTTTACCAGGGACACGGCTGGCGGACTGGCCGGCTGCGCGGCAGCATCGCGGCGCGACAGTTCTCCGACCTCGGTTTCGAGGTTCGGTCTGGCGCGCTCACCGGCGAGCCGGTCAAGTACGTCTATTGGGTGGAGACCGGCAAGCGGCGAGGCGTGCAGACGCGGTTCCCTGGATATCACATGTTCGAGGAAACGTGGCGCAAGTGGAACGGAAACCGGCGCCGCATTGAGCAGATCATGGGCTCCGCGCTCAGAAGGGCGTTGACGTGAGCAGGGCAGGCGTCATCACCGCCATCGATACGGCGCTGTCCAGCGTGACGAATCCGACGTTCACGATGGTCTACATCGGCGAGCCGCTCAGTGTGCCGACAACGCCGATGGCGGCGTTCTGGCTCTCTCAGCACCGCGAGGATTTCACGACGCTCGGCGACTCGTCGACCGTGGCGGAGTTCACCATCCGCTGCTACTGGCGCGTCCAGTCATCGCCTGATGTGCGCGAGACCATCGAGGCGGAAATGTGGGACGCCGTGGTCGGTATCAAGACCGCGCTCCGTGCCGACTCCGCGCTCGGTGGCAACGCTGCCGATTCGCGGCCTGGCGACGCGACGTTTGGCTACATCGAGATCGGCGGAAACGTGTTCCGCGTGGTCACGATCCCGTTCGACGTCAACATCTACGCCGAGAGCACGATTACACCGTAAGGAGTAGCAGATGGCGAAGCAGAGCGGTCTCGGCGTCCGGCTGTACGCCGCAGGGTATGACCTGAGCGGCGATGCAAACGCGCTCAACAACATGGGCTATTCACAGGCCATGCTCGACGTGACCGCGCTCAACAATGACGCGGTCGCGCGTATCGCTGGCCTGTCTGATGGCACCGTCTCTGTCAATGGCTGGTTTGAGCAGAGCAGCGACCATGCGGTCTGGACGAGCAACAGCGGAAAGCTGCCGACCGCCGACCAGATCGTCGTGGTCGGGTTCGGCACCGCGCTCGGCGACGCCTGCCTCGGCATGAAGGCAAAGCAGGCAAGCTACAACGTCACCAGGGCGCCTGGGAGCGCGATTGCGACCGTTGCTGAGTACCAGGGCACCGCAGGCCAGCAGCTCGACTTCGGGGTGCTGCTGACGACCGGGCCGAAGCAGACGGACGCAAGCGCCACGAACAGCACCAGCGTCGACCAGACTGCCGGCACCAGCGCCGGCGCGGTCGGGTACTTGCAGGCGGTCTCGATCGGCTCCGGCACCGCCACGGTCAAGATTCAGAGCTCGACCAACAACAGCGTTTGGTCTGACCTCATCACGTTCACCGCAGTAACCGCGCAGACCTCGGAGCGCGTGGCCGTCACCGGCACCGTCAACCGTTACGTCCGCGTGATTACTAGCGGCACGTTTACCAATCTCGTGTTTGTTGTCGGGTTCGCCCGGCTCTAGTTAGGAGTTCAAGATGGCAAAGCAGAGCGGTCTCGGCGACTACTTCGCGGTGGACAACAGCGCCGGCGCGCTGAAGGACATCTCGAACGACGTCACCAATCTCGGCGTGAACGTCGGTCAGAACCTGATCGACATCACCGGCCTCGACAAGAGCGCGATGGAGCGGCTCATCGGGCTGGCGGATGGTTCGTTCGCGGTCTCCGGAGTGTTCAACTCTGCGGCTAACCTGTCGCACAGTGTGTTCTCGACGCGTACTGGCGTGCGGACTGTCACGTACGCCATTGGTGGCAACACGGCAGGCAATCCTGTCCTGTCGATGGAGTGCCTGGTCGACTCGTACAACATCACGCGCGGCAACGATGGCACGCTGACCTGGACGGCTGGCCTGCAGCTCCAGAACGGCACGTCGCCGTCGTGGACGACTGTCTAGTAACACGAGGAGGGGGACATGTTTGACGTAAGTGGCACGACCGTCGCGCTAGAGTTTGCCAACGGTACGGTTCTCGCTGGCGCGACGGTCAAGTGCTCGCTCGATATGAGCATCCGCGACTTCGCAAAGATGCAGCGCATGTGGAACGCTGCACAGGACGGAGATATGGAGAAGATCGTCGAGGCTTACATGATGTTTGGCGACGCGGTTCTCGTGGAGTGGGACATTAGCAAGCGCGGCGAGGCGGTTCCTGCTACCGGCGAAGGCCTGTCTCAGATTCCGGTAGCAGCTGCGAACGCGATTTTCTCGGCCTGGACGGATGCGGTGGGAGGGCGATCGGGAAACTAGCACGCCGCCTCGCGGAGTGGAAACACGTCGGAGGCGGCACGCGGACGGACGGTTCGACGGTGGACAAGCCGATAGAGCTGGCAGAGGCCGAGATGATCTACGGGCTATGCCAATCCTATTCGTCGCTCCCTGAGCAGGGCGCCGTCATGGATCAGCCGGTTTGGGTTCTGAGGATGCACGGCATCCTATCAACGAGCGGCTACTTCGGAGATCGCGATGGCTAACGAGGTCAAGATCACCGTAACCGCTGACGACCGTGCTACGCCGACAATCAACGGCGTCACTTCGTCATTTGGTGGGTTGAAGTCTGCGGTATTTGCAGCTGGCGCTGCATTTGCATCCGTTCAAGTTACCCAAGCCATTACCGAGTTTGGGCGTAACGCTGTCATGGCAGCGTCAGACGCATCGGAGTCGCTGTCTAAGTTGCGCGTTGTGTTTGGAGACCAGGCGGCAGCTCTGGAGGACTTCTCGGCGCGTTCTGCTGATGCGTTTGGTCTATCGACTCGCGTCACGAACGAATACCTGGGGACGTTCGGCAACTTGCTAACGTCTATGGGCGTCTCTCAGAAGGCATCAGCCGGCATGAGCACGAGTATCGTGCAACTTGCCGCTGATCTTGCATCGTTCAACAACCTTGCAGGCGGCGTGCCTGAAGCGCTAGAGAAGATACGCGCTGGCCTGGTTGGTGAAGCAGAGCCGCTACGTACACTCGGCGTCAATCTGAATCAGGCTGCTATCGAGCAAGAGGCCATGCGGCTCGGCTTGATGCGTACTGGCGAAGAGCTCAACGCAGCGAACAAGGCGCAGGCTGCATATTCGCTGATTCTCCAGCAAACGAAAAACGCACAAGGTGACTTCGCTCGTACGTCTGACGGTCTCGCGAACAGTCAACGGCGGTTGCAGGCTGCTGTCGAAAACCTAACAGCTAAGTTTGGCGCCGCTCTTTACGAGCCAGTCAATGCCATTACCAATAGCATCGCAAAGCTTATCGAGCAGAATGGCGAATCCTGGGCTAACGGGTTTGCAACAGGCGTCAACGCACTTACTACTGCTTTTATTAGTGCGTCGAAGGCTCTCGACAACTTCAATCAGTCACAGCGTGTTGCTGTAGTCGAATCTCAGAAGGCAGGCGCACAGCTCAAGGAGCAGGGCGGAATCATGCGCGCTCTCGGCGTCTACTTCGGCGCTTTGATGGCGGCGCAAGGAGGTCAGACCGGAGAGGTCGGCGTAGGTCTGCTGGTTGGCGCGACAAAGGGATACGCTGCCGCTACAGACTTTATCGACGCTGCCGAAAATGTTGCCGGATGGGTTCCCGACTGGATCAGCAAGGTCAAAATGACTGAACCTGAGTTCAAGAAGGTCGGAGACAACATCATCGGAAGCTCTCAAAAGGCAGCAGAGCACACAAAGACGATGGCCGAACAAATGAAGGCCATCAACGACCAGTTCCTCGTCGACCAGGTGCAGGCGTATCTGAACGGCGGCGAGAAGGCGGTCGCCGAGGTCAAGGCGAGTCAGGACAAGATTCTCGCAGAGGCGCTCTCCGTCGCCGGCAAGATCGCGCAGCTCTACGGCGTCGACGTTGCCAGCATCATTGACGACGTCATGAAGGGGCTAACCGACCGCGCTAAGAAGCTCAAGGACGCCGCTGACGCGAGCAACAAGTCTATCTTCGACCTGACGACGCAGCTCTGGCGCAACGCTGGCGGGCCGAACATGAGCGTGCAATCGGCGCAGGGATTCGCCGCAATCGCGCAGGCCGCTACGCTCG